TAAATCCAACAAATAGGGAAAAAGCAAAGTTTTTCTATGTAATTACTGTAAAAAGCAGAAAATTAAATGTTAAATTAAAAAACAATTGGAAAGACCTTTGGAATTATGATAAAGAATTATTTGCTAGAAAAATTATTTTAAGTAGAGAAGTTGATAATGCTTATTGTTATAACAATCTGCAATTAGAAGCAAATAATTTATTAAACACTTTAATTTATGAAGATTTTTTAAATCAATTACAAAATTTAAAATCAAATGACAAAAGAAGATTTTAACCTAACCGTTATTATGTCAATACTTCCAAGCGTTGCCGATAAATTGGAGGATTTTCCGTTTAGATTCAAGGCAAAACAATTACAAAACGATGTAGTGAGAACGATAAGAAATCAAGACAAGCATTTTATGGACGTTGCCGATAATGAAACCATAATTCAACAGAACAATATCCAACGAGCGTTTTTAGCGTGGATGGACGAATAATATAAAGATATTACAGATGAAAGAAATTGATTTAAAAAAGGTAGTTTACATTTGCGAGCGTAACGGCATTTTGAAACAAACCCGCCAAAGAGAAATTGTTTATCAAAGAGCAGCAGCGTATAATTTTGTTAGAAAAAATACTAAACTTTCTTTGGCCGCAATAGGTCAAATATTTGGTAAAAACCACGCCACAATTATTAACGCTTTAAAAATGTACGATAATTTTATACAGCAAAAAGACGAAATCTTCTTATGGAACATTCGCAGCATTGAAGAGCAGCTCAACAACTGCGAGAAGGTGACTATTGTTTACACTAAACGACCTTTGTCAACTATCCGCAGAATTAATCATTTTAGAAGTGCCAGGTTAAAGGTAAAATCAATTAATTACGAAGATAATAACTAAAAATATGAGAACATTAAAACGAGAAATCAACCGATACCGAACATTAGAAGTTCAGCTTATCAACTTTCCTGAAGATATTAGACTTTCAATGTATGAATATCACGGTCATTTGCAAGGCGAGAGAGTGAACATTATGAAAGGCATAGATGTATTTACCTTTGACACTGTTTCGTTCCTTAAATCAAGCCAAAACGCCAAAATAACGCACGAATTTATCCACGCAATAGGTTACCGTTCAAAGGAAAAAAGCGTGTCAACAATTATTTTTAAGAAAAGACGAATAACTAAATAAATTTATTATATTTGTGACATAGAAGCGTGAGAACTTCAAGAAATTTTAACGGAAAAGTCAATCGAAAATAGGTTATCTCACGCACCTGTTTAGATTGGCTTTTCGCATTTAAAAAAATATGAAAGAATTACCTTATTTTAAATTTTACACAAATGAATGGATTACTGGAGACATAACGTTTTTAGATTATGAATCGCAAGGATTATTTATTAATTTATGCGCTTATTATTGGAGCAAAGATGCCACATTAACATTGAAAAATGCTAAACGTAAATTTAGTGATGTAAATGAAAATTGTTTTGACCAACTTATTGAATCTGATATTATCAAAATTAATGATGACAAAATTATTATTAAATTTTTAGATGAACAAAGAGGTGAAAGAGGAAAATTGTCAGTAACGAATTCTAAAAACGGTTCAAAGGGAGGACGTCCAAAAAAGCAAATTGAAAGCGAAATTAAACCGACCGCTTTATTTATTGAAAGCGAAACGATAACGAAAAAAAGCAATATAGAAGAGAAGAGAGAAGAAGAGAAAAGAAAAGAAGAAATAAACTTGTTGCCTTTCGGCATTGATTTTTTAATTCATTGGAAAACTTGGATAGGTTATAAACAAAGTCAACATAAATTTAAATACAAAGAGTTATCAACAGAACAAATTGCTTTTAATGATTTGGTAAATAAATCTAATAGTGATAAATTAACAGCAATTGCAATAATTAATAATTCAATCGTTAATGGTTGGAAATCTCTTCAACCGCTTAAAAATAGTTATGTTTCTAATCAAATGGATTCACAAACTATAAATAAATCTGAACCAAGAGCAATAGGTACAACTCATTCAATGTTCTTATGATAGCAGAATTCAATAAAATAGGAATAGAGCCTAAAGGAAATAGACCTACACAAAAAGTGGCTTGTCCTAATTGCGTAACAGTTGGTAAAACGCATACAAAAGATACTTGCTTGTCAATTGATTTGAGCGATGGTTTGTATAATTGTCATAAATGTGGCTGGAGCGGTTGCGTAAAACCTAAAATAATGAAAATAGAATATTCAATACCTTCAAAAAAGAATTTTACTAAACTTTCTGATAAAGGTTTACAAATGTTTATTGACCGTGGTATTACTCAGAGCGTTGTAATGAATAATAAGATAGCAATGAGTACAGATAGTTCATCTGTTATTTTTCCATACCTTAGAAACGATATTTTAGTAAATTACAAACAAAGATTTATTGATAAAAAAGATTTTCGACAAGCTGTAAATGCTGAGGCGATAATGTTTAATTACGACCGTTGCAAAAACTCAAAGGAAATTATAGTTTGCGAAGGTGAATTTGATGCGATGGCTTTTGAGGTAGCAGGATTTGAATTTGCCACGTCTGTAAATCAAGGTGCTCCAAATGTAAACGACAAAAACATTGATAAAAAACTTGAATGTATTACAAATTGTTACGAAATATTTGAACAAGCCGAAAAGATTTATATTGCTACTGATAATGATGAAAACGGCAGAAGATTACGCGATGAATTAATACGAAGATTTGGAGAAGAAAAATGTTTATTAGTTGATTTTAAAGAGTGCAAAGATGCGAATGAATATCTTTTAAAGTACAATCATTTACAACTTGCAGAACTAATTAAAACGGCAAAAGAAGTTCCAATAGAGGGAATATTTACGGTGGATATGGTTTTTGATTCTATGCTAGATACTTTTAGAAGTGGAAAACAAAGAGGCTCTTCAACTTATTGGAAGGTAATTGATGAACATTTTACTTGGAGATTATCAGATGTTAATATTTGGACGGGCTATCAAAATGAAGGTAAATCAACATTTTTAGAATCACTTTGTATATTGAAATCATTTTTTGAGGGTTGGAAATGGGCTGTATTTAGTCCCGAGAACACGCCAATAAACGATTTTTACGATAATCTAATCGAAATGTACATAGGAATGAGTTCAGACCCGTTATACAAGTCAAATCAAATGAGTGAATCTGATTATTTTGAAGCAGCTGAATTTATTAAGAATCATTTTTTTGTAATTTATCCTGAGAATAACTTTGAATTTGATAATGTTTTGGATAAGGCGCAATTTTTAGTAAAAAAATACGGTGTTCGAGGTTTAATTATTGACCCTTATAACACAGTTGAACATAAAATGGAAAGAGGCGAACGAGAAGATTTGTATATTTCAAGGTTTATGTCAAAATTAAAGAAGTTTGCAGTAAAGAATTCAATCAGTGTAAACCTTGTTGCTCACCAATTAACGCCACAAAAAGACGGACAAGGACGTTATTTAAGACCTGACACGAATAGAATTAAAGGCGGTGGTACATTTGCCGATAAAGCGGATAACGTTATGTATATTTGGCGACCTGAAAGAGCATTGGATTTTTCTAGTACTGCTGTTATTTTTGGAAGTCAAAAGATTAAAAAGCAAAAATTAGTTGGTATTCCAGGTGACATAGAGAATATTCAATTTGATAGAAAATCGAACAGATATTATCACGATGGTAAAAGCCCATTTGACACGGTTGATGAATTGCGAACAGGAATAATAAAGGAGAAGAAAAGTCAATTAAATTTATTAATGATTAAAAATAATGAGTTTTAAATGAAGAAATGCAAAAATTGCGCTGAAAAATTTGAACCGAGATTTAGTTCGTTAGAAAAATATTGTTGGAACAGCGACTGTAAGCTAATCGAAGCCCTACAAAAACTCGAACAAAAGAAAAAAAGCGAGTCAAAGGAATGGAGCGAAAGAAAATCTAAGCTGAAAAAAGATATGCTTACTTTACAAGACTATCTTAAAATTGCTCAACAAGTTTTTAATGCTTTTATAAGAAATCGTGATGAAGGCAAGCCGTGTTTATCGTGCGGAAAAAAGATTAATGGAGTAGTTCACGCCTCCCACTATTTTAACGCCAATAATCATTACAACGTGCGCTTTGACGAGAATAACGTGTTTAGCTGCTGTTATAAGTGCAACGTTCAGCTTTCTGGCAATTTAATCGAGTACGGAGTCAACTTAGAAAAATTAATTGGAGTAGATGAATTCACTATTTTACGTGAAAAAGCATACGAAACACGGAAGTTTACGAGAGATGAATTAAAAGAAATAATTAACATTTATAAAAATAAATTAAAATAATAGTAGTTTATATAAAAAGAAAGTTTATATTTGTGAAACAAAACTAAAACAAGTCAAATGAGTACAGAAGAAAAATTAAGTTTTGATGATTACTTGGAAATCTCAAAGCAAAACGCAGTTAAAGAAGTAGATAATTTAATTGATTTACCAAAAACAAGCGGTTTACACGAATCAATTATTAACGTAATGAAAGCCGTTAAAAATATTGATAAATCGATGACTGTTGGAAGCGGACAAAATTCCTACAAAGGAGTAGCTGATAAAGACGTGAAATACATTATTGGTTCTGCAATGGCTGATAACAATTTAACGTGTTTGCCTATTGATATACAACCAAAGGTGCAGATTGACCGTTGGGAAGCCTCAGAAACGTATAACGGTAACACACAATTAAAACAAAAGCAAAGTATTTTCACAGAAGTAATTGCAAAATTTTTGATTACGCATTCTTTTACGGGTGAAAATATTACTATTGTTGGATACGGTCATGGAGTTGATGCACAGGATAAATCAGCAGGTAAAGCGACCACATACGCATTAAAGAACGCATTACTTTACTCTTTTTTAGTCCCAACGGGTGCAATTGATGACACAGATAAAACGCATTCAAGCACTATTGAAGTTCCTCAAAAATCAAAACCAATATTAACTAATGATAGGTTTGAAAATGCAGTCAAAGCAATTCATTTAGGAGACGCGAAAAAAGAGGATTTATTTAAGTTTGAGTTAACCGATTTGCAAAAGTCAGCATTAAAACTATTATGAGCGAATTACTATTCAGATGTTCGTCACTTGGAAAGCTGATGACAGACCCAAGAACAAAAAGCGAAACATTATCAGAAACGGCAAAGAGTTATATTCAGGACTTATTCAAAGAACGTGAATTAGGCATTTATAAAGAGTTTTCAAGCCGTTACACTGATAAAGGTTTAGAGATGGAGGATGAAGCTATTCAATTTGCCTCAGAGGTGTTAAATTGGGATTTCGTAGTTAAGAATGAGACGAGGTTTAACAACGAATGGTTAACGGGCGAGCCTGACATAAACACGGATTCATTACTTGCGGATATAAAATGCAGTTGGAACGGGTCCACGTTTCCTTTATTCGACGAAACGTTAAAGAACAAAGATTACTACTATCAATTGCAAGGTTATATGCAGCTTACAGGACACGATACAAGCGAACTTGTGTATACATTGATGAACACGCCCTTACAGATAGTTGAAGATGAGATTCGTCGCCAGCATTGGAAGTTGAATTTAATCGAAGAAGATTTGGAAGTTAGAGACGTAATTCAGAAGATGCATAATTTCGACCACATACCGAATGAGTTAAGGGTAAAACGTTTTATCGTACAAAAAGACGAAGCCGCACAACAAAAAATTAAAGAACGTGTAGAGGTTGCACGTGAATATTATCAACAGTTAAAAAATAGATTATTATGAAAATTGAAGGGTTAGTGTACAAAATTGGCACAAAAGAGGTTAAAAGTGAGAAATTCACTAAACAAGATGTAATTTTAGAAGTAGATGAAGGACCATACAAGCAACATTTATCAATTCAATTTGTAAACGATAAGTGTGCCTTACTACAGAATTTAGCAGTAGGCAACAAGGTAGGTATAGAAATCAATCTTAAAGGGCGTTTATGGACGAATGCATCAGGTGTTGAAACTTGTTTTAATACTTTAGAAGGTTGGAAGTTGGACGTTTTAGACTTGAATAACGCTGTAACAAACGTGCCGATTCAAAACACGGTTGAAGACGATTTATTACCTTTTTGATAACAATAGGGGCGTAAAAACCCCCTTTTAAAAACACGAAAGAATGACAGCAAAACAACTATCAAAAGTAAACAGCTTAGCAAGGGAAATGATACAGAACCATTTACTCACTGAGAATATCACATTAGCGAAGTTTTCCAGAGATGCCGGACTTAGTCAAAATCAAATATGGCTATACCTAAACGCTGAAAATACTACCAAAGGACTTCACACGACAACACTAGAGAAAATAGGCAAATATCTATTAGATTATGAAAATAGCAATATTTAAAATCGGAGTTTTTATCGTAATTTGTACGCAAGTATTTGCGGTATTTTGGATATTGAAACCCGAAAAGAAGGTGACGAAAACACGAATAGAAAAGAAGGTTTACTACTATTTAGACCCGATAGACCAAGCAAACGATAAATCCTTAAGTAACGGGAAGAGAAATTACTACAACTATTTAGAATTGAAATGATTTATAACGCCAAACCGCTGTTATAACCAGTAGCGGTTAATTAGTAGAAACTTAATTAAAAAACGATAAAATACATGGCAACAAAAATTTACATCAGCGGAAAAATTTCAGGCATCGAAAACGAAGCCCCCGAATTATTTAATAAAGCTGAAAAAGAACTACAAGCGAAGGGCTTTGACACGGTAAACCCAATGACTTTAAACCACGAACACGATAAAAGCTGGCATAGCTACATGAAAGAAGATGTAAAAGCCCTTTGCGAATGTGAGGAGATATTCATGCTTTCAAATTGGACTGATAGTAAGGGGGCAATTATAGAACACACTATTTCCATGTATTTAGGGATAAAAGTTCGTTACGAAGCGTAAACTAGCATTAGTTATAACGTTTCGGGGCTTGTTTTAGTTGCGAATTAAAAACTACAAAATTATGATAACAAAAGAAGATTACTTAAAAGCAAAAAAGGTTGTTGACCAATACAGGGAGCAATTAGAACAAGCCCTTGTTAGTGGTCAGTTGCTTTCCATTCCTTATCTGATGGAAAAGCATCCTGAAATAAATGACGACCAAGCAGAACGATTGCTAAGGTTTTGCAAAGAACATACGATAAGACATAAAGAATGTTATGGAGATGGAAGTATAATGTACCCGATGTGGAAGGAAAGCAATTGCCACTAACGTTCAGGTGGTTGGCGTTCGTTGCCGACTTTGGAAAACAAAACATTCACTTAACAACAAAAAATGATATGGAAAACAACACTTCAATTAACCACGAAAACGGCAATGACGCTAATCGCTTGTTAGCAGATGTAAAAATTACTGAATTTAAAGCAGGAATGTCATTTCGTGCCGTAGTTCCGTTTTCACAGCCAAATACAATAAAAGTGCATATAGACCACATACTACCTTCGATTTATGAAGGAAGACAATTAATAGTTTACAGAGTATTTGGCAAGCACAAACAGTGGTGGCACGAAATGATGTGTACTGATGAAGATATGAAATGGTATAAAGAACGAGCAGAACGTAAGTAATTTTTATTTCTGCTAACTATCGTATAGGCGCTCGTTTTAATGGCGCTTATACTTTGTTATCAATTTATTTAAAAGTAGAAAATATGAATAATAATACAGAAATTATTGAAGAAGCTAAAAAGGCATTGGCTGAAATTGAATATAAAAAAAGAACTTGGAAAAGTGATTTAATGAGAAAAATGGATATTTGGCAAAGTATAGCAGAAGAAATAAATTCATCTAAGGGTAAAAAACAGAAATTTTGGGGTTTAGTAATGGATTTATACAAAGAGAAATACAGATAATCAATTTATTCACTATCTTTCGCAAAAAACACGTGGAAAAATGTGCTAAATATCTAAATGGAATACCAACAGAAGAGTGGCTAGCAACGATAATAACCGTAAAGTATAAAGAAGCCTTGATAGGTTATTCAATAGGGTTTAAAACGGATGCTATACCGACAATATGCGTACAAAAGAGTATTAACATTTGGAAATTGAAGCAGGAACTACGAAAACACGAAATAGGAATTTTAACCACTAAATCAATAGGACATTTACATTACATTTATTTTTTACGTTATTCAAATGAAAATTAATACCTTTGCAAAGACTAGTGTTTAGGTTTTGTAGCGCACAAGGGGAGTAGCGGATACAAACT